GAGACTTAGATGGTGCAACTCAAACAGGAGTGGGAGGCGTTACGCCTTATAGCTTCGCTACTGGACTTCAATTAAACCCAGGATACAGCTTAGTTACTGCGTTCACATCTACTAACCCAAGCGGAACAATACCTGCTGGAGGAGGAATAGCTAACGGAGTATTGACTGGAGAAATTCAGCAAGACACAACATGTACAGGTTATGAATTTGTTGATAATGCTGAATTAGAAACAGCAGCGAATCTATGGATTTCTAATGAAGCTCAAGCAATCGCCACTTACGGTCAAATAAATACGTGGTGTACTGGAAATGTGACTAATATGTCACTATTATTTAGAGATAAAACTACTTTCAATGATGATATTTCAAATTGGGACACAAGCAATGTGACTAGTATGGAACAGATGTTTATTAATGCAGAATCATTTAATCAAGATTTAAGTCCTTGGGACGTGAGTAACGTTACTAATTTTAGTTTTATGTTTGGTTCTACATTAGCATTTAATCAAGATTTAAGTTCTTGGGATGTCAGTAGTGCGACTAATATGAATTCTATGTTTAATGAATCGGCATTTAATCAAGACATAGGTACTTGGGACGTGAGTAGTGTGTTAACTATGAATAGGATGTTTGCTTTTAACTCAGTATTTAACCAAGATATAAGTTCTTGGAATGTAAGCAATGTTACTAGTATGTTTGGTTTGTTTGAACAAGTTACAGCATTTAATCAAGATATAGGTTCTTGGGATGTGAGCAGTGTGACTAATATGGCTAATATGTTTGCGAACCAAATTCTTGCATCACCTGGTCTGTTTAATCAAGATATTAGTGGATGGGATGTGAGTAATGTGACGAATATGAGTCAGATGTTTTTTAATACTCCTTTTAACCAAGATATTAATTCTTGGGATGTGAGTAGTGTGATTAATATGAATTCTATGTTTGTTTTTAACTCAGTATTTAACCAAGACCTTAATTCTTGGGATGTGAGTAGTGTGACTAATATGGGGGATATGTTTAACCGTGCAACTTCATTTGATGGTAATATAAGTTCTTGGGATGTGAGTAGTGTGACTAATATGCAACAGATGTTTTATATTGCCTCCAATTTTAATCAAAATTTAAGTGGTTGGTGTGTTACTAATTTTGTTTCAGAGCCTTCAGGTTTTAACACATCTGGCATCATAACACCAGCTAATAAACCAGTATGGGGTACATGCCCATAATAATAAATAAAATTAAATATAATGGATATAAGAAAAATATCAGTTGGCGCTGATTATAAATCCAGCGCCATGCACTACATAGTGAATCAGGAAATTTTTAACGGAAATTATTATATTCATTTAATAAAGCATATAAGCGAAAGCAACTCTATAAAAGTTTGGATTGAAAATAAACAAGGAGAAATATTTCTTTGGAAAGAATTCAATTCTAATATGCCAGTATCAATTGAATATAATATAAATTTTGAATGAAATCACCTTTTTACTTCATTGTAAAACCTTGCAATGGAAAAAGGTATGATAATACAAAAAAAATTGGAGATGTTGATTTTATAATAAGCAACTCCAAAGAAGATCATACCGTTTCCAATAGGTACGCAATTGTACAACAAACCCCTATAGATTACAAGGGTAATATTAAACCAGGAGATACCTTGCTGGTTCATCATAATGTTTTTAAATATTATAATGACATGAAAGGAAAAGAAAGAAGCGGTAAAAGTTTCTTTCAAGATGACTTGTTTTTTATTGATTACGATCAGTTTTATATGTATAAACAGAATGATGAATGGTTTTGTCATTCTAAATATTGCATGATAAAGCCTATTCCTAAAAAAAATCATTATCTTAAGACCCACCAAGAAGAAGAACCATTAATGGGTTTAGTTAAGTATCCTAATAAATACTTAATTAGTAAAGGTATTATTAAAGGAACTGTTGTTTATTTCCAACCAGACAGTGAATATGAGTATACTATAGATGGTGAAAAACTTTATCGAATGTTTGATAAAAACATAACAATGACTTTATGAATGTAAGCTTATATGAAAATGTAATAAAAGATATTGATAGTTATGTTTGTGATGTAATTAACAAAGGTTTTGAAGATATTCAAATTGGTGAAGATTTATTTAAAAATGTTAGACAAAGGGGTGAAGATGAGTTGGTTCGTTTTCTTTTGGAAAAATACCCTAATTTTTATTCATCTTTAAATTTTGTAAGAAAATCTCCAGAACATCAAATAGAACCTAATTTTATTCATACAGATGAAATGATGGGTGATTTGACTGCAATTCTTTATTTAAATTATAATCCACCAAAAGAAGATGGAACTACTTTATATTATAAAGGAGAAAAAAGTTGTATATTAAAATCAAAACTAAATAGGTTAATTGTTTTTCCTTCTCATTTAGAACATTCAAGAAATATTTTTGAAAACTTTGGTGATGAAGATAATGAATCAAGATTAATACACGTTTGTTTTTTAAAAAAAAATACTGTCTATGAACAATATTGAATTAAAATTAGAAATAATTAAGGCAGGTAAAAAAGCTGTTCAAGAGCTTATAAAAGTTGCTAATGAAGGTATTTTAAAAAAAGACCTTGATGGATTGTCTCCTGATATTGCAGCTGATAGATTAAAAAATGCAGCAGCATCTAAGAAGTTAGCTATATTTGATGCGTTTGAAATTTTAAGCAAAATTGAAGAAGAAAACAATATGATAGACAAAAGTAATGTAGAAACAAAAGCAGCATCATTTAAAGGTTTTGCTGAAGGTAGATCAAAATAATGTACGAACAAACTTTATATAAAATACTAAATAACATTATTCCTGAAAAGGTTCTAAAATCTAACAATAAAAAAAGATTGTGGGATTATGGGTATAATAAAGAATACGATATTATTGTTATATCCAAAAGTGGTATGATTGGTGATATATATGAAATACAAAATTTAAAAATAGCTTTACCAAAAGAAGAAGATGTTTATAAATTTAAAAAAAATTACTGGGATAAATTAGATTATCCAAAAGAATTAAGTAAAATTAAAAATGTATTTGATTGGGACAAACATCCAGATAACTTTAAAGAGAAATGGTATGACTATATTGACAAAGAATTTGAAAGACGTGAAAAAGGTTTTTGGTTTAATAACAAGGGGGTTTCTACTTTTATTACTGGTTCTCACTACATGTACTTGTGCTGGACCAAAATTGATGTTGGGCAGCCAAACTTTAGGGAATCAAATAGATTATTCTACATATTCTGGGAAGCTTGCAAAGCAGACATACGGTCATATGGAATGTGTTATCTTAAGAACAGACGATCAGGCTTTTCGTTTATGTCCTCATCAGAACTCGTGCATGAAGCTACCACATCACGAGATTCACGTTTTGGAATATTGTCAAAAACTGGGTCAGATGCTAAGAAGATGTTTACCGATAAAGTCGTACCGATATCGCTCAACTACCCCTTCTTTTTCAAACCGATCCAGGATGGTATGGACAGGCCCAAGACCGAACTTGCCTATAGAGTACCAGCCTCCAAGCTTACCAGAAAAAAGCTTGATGCCAATGAAGCCGCTACAGAACTTGAAGGGCTTGACACGACAATAGATTGGAAAAACACAGGTGACAACTCTTACGATGGAGAAAAATTAAAAATATTAGCTCATGATGAAAGTGGGAAATGGGAAAGACCTGATAACATATTAAACAATTGGCGAGTAACTAAGACCTGTCTTAGATTAGGATCTAAGATTATTGGAAAATGTATGATGGGAAGTACTTCTAATTCTATTGAAAAAGGAGGTGGTAATTTTAAAAAATTATATTCAGATTCTAATGTAAACAAAAGAAACAAGAATGGTCAAACTAAAAGTGGACTATATTCACTTTTCATCCCTATGGAATGGAACTATGAAGGATTTATAGATGTTTACGGATATCCTGTATTTGATGATCCAGGGAAAGAGATAGAAGGGCCTTTAGGAGATGTAATCGATCAAGGTGTTATCAATCACTGGAACAATGAGGTTGAGGGTCTTAAATCAGATCCTGATGGATTAAACGAGTATTACAGACAGTTCCCTCGTACAGAATCTCACGCTTTTAGAGATGAAAGTAAACAATCGTTATTTAATCTTCAAAAACTTTATCAGCAAATAGATTACAATGATTCATTAATAAAAGATAGATTTGTAACAAGAGGTTCGTTTTCATGGAAAAATGGAATTAAAGATACAGAAGTTATTTTTTCTCCAAATGATAGAGGACGATTTTATGTAACATGGACACCAAAAAAACAATTACAAAATCAATACTACTTAAAGAATGGAGTTAAATATCCAAAAAACGACCACATAGGTGCTTTTGGATGTGATAGTTATGATATATCTGGGACTGTAGGGGGTGGAGGATCTAATGGTGCTTTACATGGCGTTACTACGTTTCACATGGATGAAGGACCTACTAATGAATTTTTTTTAGAATATATTGCTAGACCACAAACAGCGGAAATGTTTTTTGAAGATGTATTAATGGCTTGTGTGTTTTATGGTATGCCAATATTAATAGAAAATAATAAACCAAGATTGTTGTATCATTTTAAAAACAGAGGTTATAGAGGTTTTTCAATGAATAGGCCTGATAAGGTTTATAATAAATTGTCACAAACTGAAAAAGAATTAGGAGGTATGCCTAATAGTTCTGAAGATATAAAACAAGCTCATGCAGCCGCAATAGAATCTTATATTGAAAAGAATGTTGGATTTGATTTATCAGGTACTTTTAGAGAGAAAGATCTTATAGGTTCGATGTATTTTATTAGAACTTTAGAAGATTGGGCTAGGTTTGATATAAACAAAAGAACAAAGTTTGATGCTTCAATTAGCTCTGGTTTAGCTATCATGGCTATACAGAAGAACCTTTACCAGCCCATTAAAAATAAATCAAAAATAAAACTTAACTTTGCAAGATATGACAATAAGGGAAGTTATAGCCAAATTATAAAATAAATGGAGGATGTAAAAATAGCAATAAACCCTCAGGGTTTCCCAAGTCAATTCGTGTCTGACAAAGAAAAAGACAGCGTTGAGTTTGGATTGCAAATAGGACAAGCCATTCAATACGAGTGGTTCAGAAAAGACGGAGGACAAAGTAGGTTTTATAATCAATGGGCTGACTTTCATAGACTTCGATTATATGCTCGTGGAGAGCAGTCAATAGCTAAATATAAAAATGAATTAGCAATTGATGGGGATTTAAGTTATTTGAATTTAGATTGGACTCCTGTCCCAATTATACCAAAGTTTGTGGACATAGTTGTTAATGGAATGGCTGACAGAGTATTTAAAATTAACGCTTATGCCCAGGATGGTAT